CCTAAGGTCGCACCACCTCGTAACATTTCCACCCTACCTGTTGGACATAATTTTCGTTTTGCCCAATTTACTTATGTAGCTGGTGAAGTTTTTAAAATGTTGGACTTTTATGGTCCTGGTAAACATCCACAAGATCTAGCAGCACGTGTTGTTGACATTTCCAGCGCTTCTATTTTTATTAATAACACTGACATTTCCAAGATGGATGGTTCAAATAGTGAATATTTGGCCAGATTTTATCTCTTGTTGATGTTAGCGTTGTTTCATGAAGATTATGCTGATGAGATTAAGAAAATGTTTTTAGCCGAGAACACAGCCAAAGCTTTCACTGGTGAAGGTGTAATGTACGATACCCAATATACTATTGCTTCTGGGTCTAGTACTACTTCTCAGCGTGGAACTTGGGCTAATGTCCTCATGTCTTATTCTTCTCTCCGTATGTCTGGTTATGAACCGCGTGCCGCCTTTCTTCTTTTAGGTATATACTTCGGCGATGATGGCATGACCCCTAATGTTCCTGCCAACACTATGCAAAAGTGTTGTGCTCGACATGGTGTCTTGGTTAAGTCCGAAATTGTTCGCCCTGGTGATTCTCTTGTATTTTTGGGTCGTATGTTTATTGACCCTTTTTTCCGTAAAGATACAATTGCAGATGTTCCTCGCCAATTGCGTAAACTTCATTTGACAGATAGTCCTTTATCTGTCCCTCGTGGTGTCATACTGCGTCGCCGTGCGTTGTCTATGTTGATTACGGATCTAAACACTCCGATTTTGTCTCATTGGGCGCGCGCCGTAATACGTTTGACCAACGATGATCCAGAAGTACGCCCTCATATCATTGAATTAGCTGCCCGAGAAGACTCATACTGGCTGCGTTTTGAGTCCCCATTTGAAGTTCCTACTATGGAAGAATCCTTATCTAGTGTTGTTGAGATGTTGAATTTGCCTGCTGGAGATATTATGGATATCTGTATCAAGATAGATGCAGCTGTTTCGTTGGATGAAGTCTTTGTTCCGATTTCACGTGATTTGAAGGTTGAAGTGCCAGCTGTTATAGCTGGTCAAGTGGTTGATGCCACTGATCCACCTAATCATGTGGGCAAGATTAATTCAGCACTCAGTCAGTCTACTGGTGCCTGCCGTGATTTTCAGAAAGGTTTATGTAAGCGTGT